TCTCTTATGATAGAGAACCATGATGCATTATTAAAGGCTCCAGAAGCAATGGTTGTCCCTGCAGCTGTCATTAGTTTATTGATGTACCTTCCACCTGGCCGCTTTGACAACCCAAAGGCTGGGTCAGGATAAGCATTGATTGCCTCTCGGACCTGACCAGGAAAGATACGTTCATCAGTCTGTTTTGAAACACCACCTAGATAATTAGGTATCCTTTGGGTAATAGCTGTCATTAGCGCCTTAGTGTGTGGAACGGTTGATAGCTGGAATAGAATTCATTACCATTTTGAAAACCAAACATGTTGTAGTCACCCTGGTTGCATTCATATTCCATGATGATTGACCGGTGTAGACCTTCCCGTTGCTGGAGCAGTTGGTATTGAGTCTGCTCACCAGTAACCTTTAAAGACATCATGCTGGATGCCCGAGCAATGATGTAGTCCTGAAAGGGAATAGGTAGATCTTTAAAATCAAACATCCAGACCACATCACACTCCAAGGTTCCATATGAACTGAAGTTATAAGTATGGTTTGTCTTGTCATACAATCTGCCATCCCGACGGATCACCTCAATACCGCTGTACGTCAGTGATCGGGATAGACCTATCTGTAAGATGTTATTAGCAATGACAACATTGCCTGAGCTATCTGGTTGGATCGGATAGTAGCGTTCAGTATTAAACGACCAACCCTCTGCCTGACACTCTCGTGACATTGCTGTCAGGGTGTCCCATGCAATAGCTACCTCAGGATTAGTAGCATCTAGTTCCGTGACTGGGGATTGTCCCACAGCCTCAAGTATTTGATTAACCGCAGCCAGTTCGGTGTCTGCGTAGGTTGTGGGGAATGCCATGTGGGTAGAGATAAAAAAAAGGGAGCCCCCGAAAGGACTCCCAAAAGTATGATCAGACGTTGGTGATGTTGCACTCAACAGCCGGATAAGCAAGGCGCAGGCCCTTGGTCACCGACTTAACTGCAGAGTCAGCCACAGCTGAACCAAAACCACGACGGGTCTTAGCCACAGAAATGCGCTCAGCATCAGTAGTGCACACACCAATAGAGTTAGAAACAGCCATCGGATGTTACCTCAGTTAGTGTAGGAAAGTGTTGCAACACGGAAGGTTGCATTACCACCACCACCGGTAACCGTGAGTAGATCACCAACCCGGTAACCATCGCCACCATCGGCAACAGTTGCAGTCGAGTTGACAACACCACTAGTTACAGTGACAGTAAGAGTGCAGCCACTACCATTGACATTGTCATCAGTAGTAGCAAGGGTCCCTGCCGAGTATCCAGTGCCTCCAGAGACACGAACGACAGAAGCAATAGTGCCTCCAGAACGACCGTATTCAATAGGAGGATTGGGGTAGTAGGTCTCGCTAGTAGTAACGCCCACACCGTCAGTAATTTGACGTGCCATCGGTTGTTACCTCCTTATCAGGAGCGAGCTGACTGCAGCTCAATAGCGGCAGCAGGGTTCAAAGTGCCACAACCCATGGCCAGACGGCCAACGATCACGTCACCCTGATACAGGACAGAAACATCACCAGAGGTGGTCTGCACCTGGGGGCCAATAGCTTCCACAACACCAGCAGCATCTTTCTGATAGATGAGGCCGCAGTGGGTGGAGAAGTCGCCGGAGTAGTTGTTGTTCTCACCGGAGACAGCGGCAACGTTACCGGCCAGGAAAGGCAGGTTGTTGGAACGCTTGATGGAGATACCGGCGATTTCATAGAGACCTTCGCCGCTATTCAGGTTGCCTTGGCCAGAACCGTAATCACGGTTGAGGATGTTGGTGTCGACTTGCGATACCAATGCGTAGTACTGGCGGGGGCTCAGTACAGCGTGACGACCCTGCTTGGGAAGATTCTTTTCATCGAGAATACTTGCGGCCTCGAAGAACGAATCGACAATTGCTTGTGCGTCGTACTCTTTGTTCGCACCCAGTTGGATGATAGAACCGCCGGGCTCAGGACCAGGAGAAGCAGTGATGGGGTGAGCCTCACGTGCAGCTTTGGCAATGGTGCGGAAGATCTTCTTGTCGTAGGCTTCGGCAAGTGCGTAGCCAATCTTAGAAGCGATCTCACCACGGAGGCTATAGTGAGCCAGGGTCTCGTCCAGGTCATACACGAAGGCAGAACTGATCAGAAGGTCATCACAAATGATGGTCTTCTCTGCCACCGGGGGATCACCAGAACCGAGGATAGGTGTACCCACGGTGTGATAATCAGCCGTCATACGGCCGGTGAAGATGAACTGCATAGACTTGCCGTTCTTGAGAGTGCGGTTCTGAACCGTACCCTTAGCAATACATGCAGCTTCATAAGCCTTGAACAGCTCGCCGCTGAACAGTTTCAGATAAGTTCCGTACTTAGTATCATAAGCGCGGCTCTTATTGGTATCGGCGACAGCCTTATTAATAACGCCAATAGGCGATTGAATGGAGTTAGCCATTGTTAGCAAAGAGAGAGTGGTTAATGTTCTCCCTAACCGGTTAGGAATTCACAAGACGTAAGGTCATGTGCATTCGAGTTGTTGTTTTTTGTCTGTCTCTCCAGACTGTCAATGGCAAAGGGTATCCGCCTTAGCGGGCCTAAGCCAATAGGAAGGGCGTCCGACTCTGAGGTGCGCCCAACCAATTTTAGAAGTTCAAATCAGAACGATCCAGTTTGTCAAAGATGTCCTGACGATAAGCAGGATCCTTTTCGTACCTAGGATCACTCATGGCACGTACAACCTCAGCCTGTGACCTGAAAACATCACCACTGGATCGTGGTGCCTGTCCAGTCAACAGCTGTCCGTCATAGTCCTGAGCATTCTGATACCTAAGGGACAATGCCTGAATGGCAAAGTAGCAGGCTTGGGGATCACCACGTTGCATGATTGCGTCATACACCTGGACCTCATTAGGATCCATGTTGTCCTTAGCCCAACCAACCATCTCTCCATATGACTCTGCACCACCAACAAGATCTTGGAAGGAAGCGACATCCTCATCAGTAAGGACGTTCTCTTGTTGGGGAGCCTCACGTTGAAGGAACATGTCAGCCACCTCGATGGGAGACAACTGCTCAATGGCAGCAACCACCTCATCAGAGAACTCACCAGCAGCCTGTTGCTCACGAAGAGTATCAATCAGACTGAGGTCATACTCAACCTGCTCTTCCTCTTGCTCGTACTCTTGTTCAGCAGTCTCGGTATTATCATCCCGGGTACCAAGCTTCTGTTGAAGAGCAAGGTAAGCATTCTCTAGTTCTTCTGCATCACGGAACTTACCTGCAAGCAGGTTCTGTTCTTCATTGTAAAGTTGTTCACCTACATTGATTGAGTCAAGCTCTTCATCTGTGAATTCAGCTTGATCTGCCTCAGTAGGATCATACGTCAGTTCGTTCGCCATGTACTGTAGTTACTTTTAAATTACCAAGACCAACTGTTTCCACCTTGTTCTCTGCACCAATTGTCGGCTTACCTATTTTGCGACGCTGAGCATACTTATTTGTATCCTTCAGTTCCTCTTGAACCTCAGGCGGGATTGGGTTGGATACCGGTGGGTTCTTGACCTTGACCGGGCGGCTGGGTTTGACTGGATCCATTTTGCATTCCTAACATAGTGAGAGCATCAGGATTCTTAGAAGGGTCCATCAAAGGAGTACTAGCCAACTGGCCAGTCTGCTTAACAAGCTCCATCTCTTTGGCCTGTGCCATTTGAGTTTGTTGTTGTTGCTTCTGTTCACCCATCGTCTTGATGAGATTCAAGACATCAATACCCATTGAGGCTGCATAACGTTTGACAGCTTCATTAGTATTGATCTCCTTTTGCATTACCTCAGGCCCCAACGTCTGGGTCAAGGTGGTAAGGAAGGTTGCCAATGACTCGCGATCTTGACCGCGACCAAGAGCATTAACACCAGCAACAATAGTAGGTGTCACAAGACCTTTGGGAAGACGTGGTATAGCGTTAGTCTTCTGCATGACAGAGAGCTTACGATTCAAATAAGGAATCAGGAACTCAACAGTAAGTAGACTGAACAGTCCACCCAGTTGTTGTTCCAACTCCATTTGAGTCATACGCACCTCTTCAGCAGTTGTGCGTTCGCTCTGACGTACATTCAAGACAAGCATGGCTTCACTGATGCGACGCTCGAGAACGCCTGCCATCTCCATAGCAGTCTTGAAGTCAGCCTGCTTACCAACACTGATAACTGAGATGTCATCAGGGCGACCCTGTACGATAGCTCCGTTACCGGCATTAGCAATTGTCTGAGGCTTGGTGGTGCTTGAAGGAGATACACAAAAGATTACTTTTGCAGCAACTGCACTTCCCTCAACTAACGCTTGCATCAAAGCTTCAAGAGAACGCAGGTCACCAAGGAACTCCTCGACGCGACCACGCCCATATGACTCGCCATCAACTACGTTGAAACGCAACACAAGCCAGGGGTTGGATTCAATAGATGCTTTACCCATTGACCCTGGGATGAGCTTATCCTCAACCTCTTGGAACCATACCAAACGATTGTTCTCTCGTTTGACATATGTGTAGATGTCAACGTCTTCGTCATTATCTTGTTGGCCAGGTGTATTGACTCTGTCTTTGTCAAATAAACTTGGGACAAGCTTGCGACTAATCCGTTCTTTAGTAACGATTTCCAGAACCTCTCCGTTCCCATCTCGTTCTACAACATAGCGATTAAGCGGAAAGAACTTAAGCCCCTTCTGTCCCATAAAAATCAAAGCATTACCACCAACAACCAAGTGTTTGATTGCCTGATGGATAACTACTCGATCACTAGAGGCAGCAATGGAATCCATTACCATACGCTCTAGCTTTGCAAACGATAGGTCAAGCTCTGACCTCACCTCTGCTGGAACTTCTGTGCCAAGTTTACTGTCGTTAACCTGTAGCTTAAAGAATGAAGTCTGTGGAGGTAGTAGAGCCAACATCAACTTGGATGCCAGAGTGACAACCCCCTTAGCTCCAACACTTTGCCAAGGAGTTTTGATCTGACCACGACCACCACGCATTACGGTTTCATCTTGAGTGATGAGAAACGGCAGGGTCAACTCAGAACAAATCTGTGCTGTGTCTAGAAACTGTGAACGGTGTTTAGTTAAGTAATCATATCTAGTTTTAGCTTTCATTTTATCCCGTTATATTAAGTCCGGTACCGCTAGCAGCTTTCTGGATTTGAAGCTTAAGGTTATTAGTTCCCTTAGTAGATTGTCCTGATGCTTTCCAGGAAGACTTCTTTGCTTTAAAACCAGATGCTCCAGCAGCACCGTCAGCACCAGCACTGGAGTAAATATCCGGTGGAGGTGGTGGAGCTGGTGCAGGCGGGG